TAAAATATATCTTCACTAAATTTAGATCTGAACTGTGGATTTCTATTTGATTTGAACATGCCTACCCCTTTCCCCTATTAGATTGTTAAATAATTCTTGTTGTTCTCCTTCCTCTGGATAATGCATCTGCAATATTAACTGTGCATAATGTATTGCTTTCTCAATATCCTTCTTACCTTCACCCTTGGTACGGTGTCGAGTAATATATTTTATCACATTTCCCTCTAGGTAGTCAAGATTATTTGCATGAATATATTCTACTGGTTGAATACCACATCCTTTATAATGATTACCACCAACTTGAGTATCTAAAGGATTAGAACCATTTTGAAAATTTTCTTTTGACATCCTCTTCCCCTTTCGATTCAATAGCTTCATATGCAAAACCTCTTACCTTCTCTGGTGGTAGTCCTGCATAGAAACAAATGTTTTCAAAATCTTCACATGATGTAAAGAACCAAGAGTGTGCTTCCTCTCTATTATCTGTGACCTCACTAACCTCTCCCTCTCTTACTGGCTTTGATAAATCCACTAGGGCTTGTAATATAACAGATAGATATAAAGTTTTATAGGGATTCTTCTCACTCAAATCATATAAGTTTTCACCTGCTGATACTTTAAATTTAACCATACTGTTGTACTGGTCTGTAGAATTTACCACCCACATAATTATTATAAAAGGCTGGCTCATCTGTTCCTTCCAACGTAGATGATAATACATTGTACTTCATTTGATAGTAACACTCATAGTATCTTAGGCTCCTTTTGTTTTTAAACTCTGCAATAATTTCAAACTTAAAATGTTTCTTACCTACCTTATCAATATCTTCAATAAGATGTTTGCTTGAACCCATATAAGTTTTCCAATTAGATTCAGTTTGTTTAGTTTTCTTTTTATACTTACGATAGTTGTAGTACTGCTTACAACCTATATAAGCCTTACCAGTTTTAACATTGGTAATACAGTAGACAAAACCGAACTGTGTTAGATCAGGTTTCTTATCATACTCCCAATGCATTACCAACTTACTACCTCTTGAACATCAGGCTCCTTACCAACCTGCACCAAGTACCTTTTACCTTTTGCATATTCAAAGGCTCTGATACCTTTCCCTTGGTTAGCATCTGACCAACAGTCTCTTTTATAATCACAATAAACACAACCAATGGGTAGCTTAAGATTACCAGACTTACCATCGGGTATAGGACTATAACACCTATCAGGTATTGTATCTCTCTTAACCATCTCTTTAATATTCTTAACACGTTGCTTTGCATTTGTCAACTCCATAGGATGTAGGGGAGACAAACAAATTTCACCAGTGGATTTGTCTATGGCTAGAAAAGCAGCTTCATCTAGTCCATTGGCTTGAGCATAGGCTGACACTTGATCAACATAACCAAAAGGATCATCGTGTAATAAGTTATGGTTCTTAAACTTTTCAAAGCTTCTTCCCGAAGCACTCTTACAATCCACTAACACACCATCTATCAATGAATCTTGATGTCCTTTAACACCCTCTATCTCCACTTCTTTTTGCTGGTCTTCTACTCTATGTCCTGCTATAGAAGCACAAAGTAAAAGTAGTTCCTCCAATATATATCCATATAAAAATTTAATTCTTGTACTAGGTGCAAGATCAATCTCCTCTTTAGATCTTACATTATACCATAACTGTCTGTCAGGTTTGCCTATGATAGACAATCTCAACTCACCCTTTTTTCTAGGTTCTTCATACATAAACTTTTTTATATGTACCTTTAACATCTCACCAAAAGTATCTATATGTTTATCTACTTCCTTCTCATCCATGTCTATAGGATCAAGAGAGAATAATTTATAAATGTCTTCAACCAGTGTATCAATTTGTTTCATATCAAAAAAGTGGAGAGGCACTTTACAGTACCCCTCCAAGTCTCCATTGTTAGGGGATTAAACAATGTATGTCTACATTAAGCAAAGGCTAAATCATCTTCAGTCTTTTCACCTACGTAGCCACCCTCAACGACACCTAAACCATCATCATTGTATTCAATCAACTCAGTAACTTGGACAGAATTTAGGTATCCCTTCACACCTCCACCAAAATTAGTGTATGGTTTTGGATAGAAACTGGCATTAACTTTAGAGCCATTTCCTATTGAGCCTTGAGAAAAAGGATTTAGTTCAGAGTCCTTGACAGAAATCTTACGTGGAGATCCATCTTTGTTGGTAGCATATTGCTTGAGTGTAACAAAGTCTCCTCTGTCATCATCCTTATTCTTGATAGTTAAACCAGTACTCTCTGCAACCTTTTTATTCTTAGCATCAAGATTGCATATCTCTATACTATACTCTCCGTCTGGATTAAACTTAGTGTTGGGACGGATAACGTGTGACCAATAAGCTTGGCCTGATATTACATGATTAGCCATGATAACTTTCTCCTTATGATAATAACGATTGATAATAACGATATAACTTTACTGTACATTTCTTTGAACACAACCTCCTACTATAGTTTATAAGTATATTATAACAAATTATAAGTGCTTTGTCAAGCATTATTTTTATTTATTTAATGTGTTTCTGCCCATGTATTTCCTACCTTATGATCACAGTCAAGAGGACATCCAACCTCTAAGCTCTCCTCTGTCTGCTTCATAGCTTTCTTTGTTATGTCTCCAAGAACATCTACATCTTTCTTGGCTACTTCAAACTGGTACTCATCATGAACAGAGGCTACTAGCTTGGCATCTATACCAGAACTTCTGATAAGACTATCCATCTGAACAAGCCATTCCTTACATATGATTGCTCCTGCTCCTTGTAGGAGAGTATTAAGGCTGGCATGACTAGATCTAATGTGAAGCAACCTACCATCCAAAGCTTTGACTGTTCCTTTCTCTGAAGCTTCTGTTACCATCTTTCTTAATCGAGCTAGTGCTGGTAGATTCTGTAGAAACCTATCAATTAATATCTGTCCTTCTCTAGCACCAGCACCCACTACCTTACCTATCTTGGATGCACCAGCACCATATAGAAAAGCATAGATGAAAGTCTTAGCCTGATCTCTTGTCTCTAGTCCAGCCATCTTCTGATTAGCTGTATGAACATCACCTGTAAGAACCTCTCTGGTGAACTTGGAGTCATTCATATAGTGGGCAAGACAACGTAGCTCCAGACCACTAGCATCCGTACCCATAAGAACATGAGTGTCAGGATTAGATATTGTCCATAGCTCTCTACACTCCTTACCATAGGGGCTGTAGGTGGCTGGTACTTGTGCCATGTTAGGACTGTTGTGAGCCATTCTACCAGTGACAGTACGTAGGGTCATTACTCTACCCCTTACACGATCATCCTCCTGACAAGCCTCAATCCAAGCCTTGAGCAAACCAGTACGTTTCTGCAATAGAAAGTATCGGCTAAACATTTGAGCCTCTGGCATTTTAAGCTTTGATAATATCTCTTCAGATACAATCACATTACCCTTCTCAGTTTTACTTGTTGGCTTCCATCCTCTCTCCATTAATCTTTCGGCTATCTGTTTTCTACTGGCAATATTAAATGGTATGTACTTGGTTTTTGTTTTTAGCTTGACCTCAGTAGGCTCAAATATTTCCTGTGCTTTCTCCTCAAGCTTGTGCTGTTCATCCTCTAACTGAGAAAGAAACACTGTGGCTTTCTGTATATCAAAAGCAAAGCCATTCTTTTCTTGATGATCTACTATTGCTCGAACCTTCCTTTCGAGGTTATACGATCTATCTGAGAACGTGCTACCCTCTCCTGAGAGGACACCAGCCACCTTCCTAGTAAGCTCAGTGTCCCTTTGACAATACTCCAACATTTCTTTATTGAACGTAGTAAAATCATTGTAGTCCCCCTTATTGTATCCAAGTCTTTCTCCCCATGATTGTAGTGAGTGACCACCATCTCTTATGGGATTGTATAATTGTGATTCAATTAAAGTATCTCTTACCTGAGATAACTTTATATTAGAACCTGTTAGTCTGTTAAGTATGGGTGCATCAAAACTAATACCATTGTGCATAATGAATTGATCTATTTGTCTAGACCAATCGCTAAACTGTTGGCATTCATCTTCAATCCATACCTTTTGTTTACCAGAGATAGAACTAGCTACTATGCAATGTATCTTTGTTGCATCTAGTTTATCTGTTTCAATATCAACTACTGCTGTTGTCATATGTCATATCCACTTGATAGGCATCTAGTATAGATACCATATAGGTTTCATTTGTAACTTTAACATGTTCAATCATATCTGCTGGTATATGCCAAGCTTTCTTTAAATCTTTTCTGAAAACAATAAAAGTATATAGATCATCTTTATAATTTTTCTTCCATTCTTCTATTAATTGTTTTCTATCTAGAGGAATATAAATATACTTCCAAGTTTCGGGCCACTCCCCTACCCAATTTTTATTTAGATCTAATGTATAGATAGTTTTAGATCCATTACCATTTACTGTGCCTACTACATCAAAATTAGTACTATCTTCTGGTTCTATAATTAGGTCGGGTATCTTAGCACCTAACCAATTAACCATAGCTTCTCTAGGCTGCATTCTTTTTCTCCACTACTTGTTTGAAGTATTCCCCTACTTGTACAACTTGATCTGGTGTAGCACTAGACATTATCTGATTAGCTAATCCAGACACCCATTGTACATTACCTTTTACATATCCTTTATTAGGTACAATTCTATCTAGTGTAGGGGATTCATCTATTCTCTTACCATCACCTCTCTTGAAAGTAAATTCTAATGCTGGACACCTGTTATCTTTAGGAAAAATATCTTGTAAGTATTTGGAATCTAAATTAAATTCTATGTTATTATCTCTAGCCTTAGCTTTTAATTTAGAACAAGACGAATAGAAAAATCTTTTAGTTCCTATAGCTGGTTTACTCCTACCCTCTCTTTGCATCCACTTTCTTTGATACTCTCTTTGTTTATCTGGATCACTATACGGCATCTTCATTCTCCATAAACTCATTATCAAGTTGAGACATTCTACCAGTTTGCCTATCATAATATAACTTACAGGCAATACCAGTGTCTCCAGTATACCTATTCTTTAATATTCTAAGTACAGTTGTATTGGATTCTGTTTCATCTCCTGCCTGTTGATTACGTTCCAATGCTATAACACTATCAGATAAATGTGCTATACTGGCTGAACCTCTAAGGTGAGACAGAGATACCTCTCTACCATCCTCATGTCCTTTGTCTCCAGTAGGTCTTCTAAGATGGGATACAAGTAGCAACGCTATACCTGTCTCCTCTACCAATGATCTTAACTTGGTCATTAAAATATCAATAGACTTTCTTTCATCACCATTGTCCTCTTGTCCTGATACCAGAATAGATAGGTGATCTAGAAATACCCACTTACAATCCAGAGCCTTTGCCATAAACCTTACTCTATCAAGTATGTCATCGTTAGATATAGAACCAAAGTGATCAAAGGCATAGAACCTTCCAGTACCTACTGTAGCATCTCGCCACTCTCTTAGTTGCTGAGGTGTAAACTTATCTCGTATCTCCTTAATATACAATCTAGCATTAGCTTCAACAGACATAAGATTAAAAGCTGTATTCTTTATGTTCTCCTCCATTGCAAGAACACCTATGCTATCATTAGTACTCATCATAATATGATGCATAAGCTCTCGAATGATACTGCTCTTACCCATACCAGCACCGCTTGTAAAGGTGACAAGCTCTCCTGTCCTAATGCCATAGGTCTTATCATTTAGATCAGGCCAAGGATAGAGACAAGTTTCGCAAAAGTCTTCTTCAAATAAACTGTCACCAAGATCAGCTAGATTTACAATACCTGCTGGTGTATAGGCTTTAGCATTCCACCATGCCTGTGTAAAAGCTTCTGCCTTACCAACCTTTAGGTAATCATTAGCATCTTTTAGTTCTAGATTAACAAACTTACATTTGTTGGGTTCAAAGAGTTGAG